GGCGCGCATCGCTGCGCCCCGGCTTGCAAAATGACCAATCTTGTTAAATAATCACCGGGCAATCCCTTGCCCGGTGAGAAAGTGAGTGCTATCCCATGGCAATGCGCAAAGACCAGATACCGGACAATAAATTCACGCTGCCGCTTGACGCGCGTGAGCTGGCACTGTATACCAGACAGATCACCAAAAACGCGAAAGTGTTTGACCTCGAAATTGACGCAAGCCTTCCCGGTCAACTGCGCGCTACGGCAGACCGGATATTTTTTGATATCTTCGGAGCAAACGA